TTGACATTATCATTAAAAACAGCGTAATGTAATAAGTATGCCACACAGGTGGTAGATTTACCAGTCTGTCGTGGCATTTTACATATATTGAAACGATTCCCGTGAAAATTATTAATTAACTTTTCTTGAAATGGATATAGTTTAAATGGAACTAAACCATGATCCAAAGAAACAATTTGAATATAATTCTTAGCAAAGTAAACAGGATCCTGTTTACACTTAAGGAACTCAATAATTTGTTCCTCAGTATATTCATGCTGAGTATTAGCTCTTTTTAGGTTGGGATTACCTAAGTAGATATCATTAGCAGACATAATTTAAAATCCTCATTTAATGATGAGATTTACCACATTTTATACAGGGATCGCAACCACATCCCTTACAGTCGCATGGAGTTGACATTAGATTTACTTAAGATTCTTTATTATTATTTAGAATCCCACTCTTTAACATCTTTGATAAGTCTGATGTAGACCCTACAAAAACTGCATTATTTGTGACTTGACTTGGACCTTTTGCCTTCTCTTCATCTACTTCTTTTACTTTCTTTTGAAGATCTAATAACTTATCGGTAGTATCTGCAACTGATTTAATAATTTGACCAGCAACTTCATATGCTCTCGCACTTCCCTGTTCGTCAGCAACTTCCATAATACCATTAAGAGCTTCTTGACCCTTTTCAATCAAAGAATATAAATTACCTCTGGTATATTCATAATCTTTTTGAATATCATTAGTGACATTCTTGAGTTCATCTTTTCTTCTGACACAACCACCTTCAGGTGTATTACTTAATTCAATATCACTACTGGTATTAAGTGCATCATTAATAGATTCATACTTTTCCATGAATAACTCCGAAACCAGTTTTGGGATCTGGGCAAATTTCACCATAGACATCTCTTAGTCTAGTCATAGCATTATTCCATTGTTCATCATTACAATCATACATAAAAAACTGCTTATCCTTAAAGAACTCTACAAGTTCATCAATACTCATTAAATCAAATTCAATACTATCATGATACCACATAATTTTAATTAAATGTCTTTTTGTTGAGTTGGGCTATATGTCTTACCATCAGCAAAAGTTTCCCATGTGCCACTAAATCCAAAATCATCACCTGGTTCAGCATCTATAGGATCTGGTACAACTGTATATCTCATTTCACGTTTAGCAGTCTTAGTATCAGTACTACCATATACATCTGCTTGAACTTTCTTAATAAGACCATCAGTAGTATCAGCAACAGGACCGAATAGATATGTCTTAGCCGTAAAATTAAGAGTATAAATTAATGCTCTTCTTTGTGAGAAATCTCCTTCATAATCATCCTGAAAGGAAATAGTATCCAATATAACAGGAATATCTCTTTTTTCACCAATAGATTCAACTAAATCTACTGTTAATGTAAAAGCTGGTTGGAAATAAGGAAGTATTTGCTCCACTATCTGTAAAGCATCATCATTTAACTTAGTGAAAATATTTAATTCAAATCCAATATTATATGGAACGGGCATAAAAACTTTCTTTATATTATTTCCATCGGATGCTTTAAATGTCTGTGTTACGCCAGTTTTTCTTGTAGAATCATAAGCAATAGTATTCATTTCAAACGACATTCTAGGTAATGTAATTTGAACTGCTTTATTTAAATCTGCTTGTTGTTCTAATCTAGCAAGAAATTTTTGAGCTGGCCCATATGCCAAAGGGATTCTTAAGTCACTAAAGGATGTTCCATCAGATTCTTTGTGTTTAATAGAAATACTATTAAATACCGTACCAAAAGATACAATAGTTTTTCTAATAATTTCGTGATAAAAATAAGTTCCAAACATTATACTTGTCCAAATGGATTTGATTCAGAGAAATCTATGATTGCATCTGCTTCAGTTTCTATAAAGGTGTTCTGCTCATATTTATCCAAACTTTCACCTCCAGGAACATCACTAATAGTATAAGATGCTGAAGAATCTTCTCCCACAATATTTTCACCTTCAGCGAAGGTACCATTAGGATCACCAACTTTTAATACCAAATTATCAAGATCCCAATTCTTAACTCTTCCTTTAACACCAGAACTAGATCCAGTAACAACTTCATTAAATTGATATGTACCACCACCAGTAGATCCTGAACCAGCAATCGTTAGACTTGAAGTGGTATATCCAATTCCAGCATCAACAATATAAACATTACTAATTGTACCACCAGAACCAACTATAGCTCTACCAATAGCAGTTCCAACACCACTCAAAGGAGTATTAAATGTTATAATAGGAGCAAAGTCATATCCTGTTCCTCCAGTTGTCATACCCACAGCTCTAATACCAGCAGAATCCGTTACTACTGAAGCAGTAGCCGCTGCTCCTACTCCATGATAAGTAGTAATTCCTGATACTGCAGTAGTAGCAGTACTGACTATAGTTACTGTTGGAGCTACTGTATATCCAGCACCAGTATTAGTTAATAAAATTTCTTTGACTGAGTATATATTATTAACAGATGTTGTAATAGCAACTGCAGTTGCATGATGTCCAGCAGGGGATGTACTTATTGAAACTGTTGGAACTTCTGTATACCCATATCCATCATTATTCAAAATAATATTTCTTACATAACCAGTAGAGGTTGTTGCTGTTGCTACTGCTGTAATACCTACACCTGAGAATACACTTAATGGAACTATAAATCCTTCATCCTCTACAGTTTCATCAATTTCAGCAATACTTGTATCAATAACTTCATCTTCATATTCAAAGAGTTCACATTGTAATTGATAAACATAATTTTTACCTAATTGATAAAAAGGTTTCTCATGTTCTACAAATGTTATCTCAAATAATCTACTTCCTAATGGAAAATATATTAAATCTCCTTCTTGAGGTCTCGTTGCAGTTTCTATTTGACCTGCAGGAAGTGAAGCCATAAAAGGACCAATATAATCCTCAAATCTTTCTTTTGATATAGTTACAGTTAATTCATCCTTTAAACTAACTCCAAATTTTGTCATTATATCACCAGCACCACTATATCCCTCATAAGTATTCACATATGCTTCTATAGAAAAATTATCAGAAAATTTCGAAGCCTCAACTTCTGTAAAAAGATTATCCTTATTAAGTATTCTTCTAGGAATATAAGTTACTTCAACACCATAAATGGTCATTTGCTCATTAAGCAAATCTTGAATAAGTCTTTGTTCTGATTGAGAACCTTGAAGGAAGAAGGGATTTAATGCCATGATTATTATTCTATCCTATAGCATCAAGAGGTGGTAGTTCATATTCACTAGTCATTTTTTCCCTAATAAGATCCAATTCTCTTTGGGCATCATCATATATTTCTCTTCCATTTAATTCAATTCCACCAGGCAGTTTAACACCTCTAAATTTAATTAAATTCATACCCCATTGACGTTTAATCAATTGAGTCAAATATTTTTTAAGAAATGGATCATTATATGCTTTAGTAAATGTATTAGGATCTAAAGCTCTATAACAATCCATAATAAACCATGTACCTAAATCTTGTGCTCCCCAATCAATATCAAGATACAATCTATCTTGTCTTTGATTAAATCTTATTTGTTTATCAGTTGTTAAAAGAAAATCAATATCTTCCAAATATGTCTTAGTCATCGCATATTGTAGAAGTTCTACAGAATTAAAATAATATAAGTCATTTAAAAATAACTGATACTTAATACTAAACATTCCACCTGATATGGAACTAGTATCAAATTTGAATATTTTTTCTACCCCTATTACAGAATCAGGAACTTGAATAAAATTGGATGTCTCATACCATTTAGATGTAATAGCTCCTGTAGTTGTTCCAATTCCACTAACAGCAGTTGATTCTGCTGTAGATGTTACAATCCCTACACCATCTGTTCCTGTTGCTTTTCCTCTATCTAAATCCTCTTGAGTTACTTTATGCTTTAGATACATTCTTTCAACACCATCAAAGCATCTTTCATTAAAGAGTTGAAGAGCATCATCTACCAAATCATCTATTTGGTCATCGGCAACATTAATTTCTAATACTGGAGCACCAAGTTGTCTCTTACAGTAATCTATTAATCCTTGTCTAGTTGCGGGTTTTGCCATCAGTAAGTTCCTCCATCTATTAATCCAGTAAGTTGAGTAGCAGTCACCACACCAGATACATTAAAATCACCAGCTACATCTAATTTAGCAGTTGGTATAGCGGATCCAATACCAACCTTATCAGTAGCACCATCAGAAAAGATTTGATACTCATCATTTTGTCCTTCAACACGAAAATTGAGATCATTACTACCTTCATTAATTACAACTGTATCAGTACCTGATTCTGTGGCATCAATTAAAGCTTTACCACCAGCAATAAATCGCATTCTGTCAGCAGTAAATTCAATATAGGTATCAGTATCACCCTTATGCCTGATGTTATCGGCTACCAATATATCAGCACCTGCATTCAAATCACCAGAAGTGAGATTTACATCACCAGAAGTGAGATTTACATCACCAGAAGAAAGACTTAAATCAGCACTAGAAAGTGATACATCTGCATTAAAAGTTGAAACACCTGCAGTTACAATCAATCCACCAGCAGTTATTCTTACTCCACTCCTAGCAGTTATAAGACCTACTGAATCTATATTAGTTACATCTTCTTTTGTTAAGGTTCCAGCAATAGAAACATTACCATCAAATTGAGCATCTCCTACAAATGTGGAAACACCAGCAACATTTAAAGTATCAGTAATATTAACACCAGAAGGTGTAGTTTCTAGACGTTTTACATCATTATGGAATATAGATACAGACCCACCATCAACAGCTAAAAGATAATCTTCACTATGATTTTGAGTTTGTAATCTTATGTCATTACCAGCAATTCTAAATTGTCCAGTTTCATTCCTTATAGTACTATTTCCACTCTGATGGAATATTTTTAAATCTCCACCCGATGCACTACCCCATACAGCCTGTGCACTATCATCAAACTTAAACTTACTTGTTGCTTGATCCCATAGAATATTATATGCGGCACCAGGGAATTGTACATCTTGATTGAATGTAGTAACACCAGCAACTGTTAAACCTGTACTTAATCCAACATAACCAGCAAATGTGGAAACACCAGTTACATTTAATGATCCAGTGGTAGTTCCACCTGAAACTATTACACCTTCTTTTGTAGTAGCAAATTTCTCATTACCATTATAATATATCTTTACATCTGAATTAACAGTAGCTTTAAGATATGGCTCACTATCATCTGCTCTTTTAAGTATGAGTGAATCACTACGAATTTTAAGATCATTAGTAGAATTCTTTATATGACTGTTGTTACCACTTCCATGCCATATCTCAAGATCATCATTATTTCCAAATTTTGCTCTAGCAAGATCACTAAACTCTAAATCATTTTCAGAATGATCAAATGTTATATTCTGACTTGCAGCTGCACCCTGGAAAACTACATCATCATTAAATGTAGTAATACCAGATATATTAAGATTGTCTAATTCAGTCTCACCATCTACATCTACATTACCAATAAATGTAGATACTCCACTAACAAAAAGAGATGGAGTTATTACACCTTGTGCACTACCAAGTGTTAAACCAGTACCAACAGTAATTAAATCATTATTACCATCTACAACAACACTTGTGGTACCAAAAGTTGCAACACCAGCAACACTAAGATCATTAGTGTTTAATGAACCACCTATAAAAAGATCACCACCAGTCGTAGTAATACCACCACTAGCTGCTAATGTTGTAATTCCTGCAATATGAACACTTCCACCAAAAGTAGAAATGCCATTAACATTTAATTGTGTTACCGAAGCAATTCCACCAACAACATTAACGGCAAATTGTGCATTTTCTGCAGTCAGAGAACCTCCGAATGCACTTGCAACTACCTTTACCGCATTTTGTTGACCAACTCTGACTTTAATATCTGGCATTATCTGGTTACCCCTTCCCTAATGAGGACAGATCCCTCCACAACTTTTTGTACGGTTCCAGCATCCGTTGTTAGAATAACGTCATAAACATGTCTACCTGGAGTTAATGCTTTAGTTTGGGTAGCAGTTAAACTTAAAAGAATTTTTCCTTGTGTTGCTGGAGAAGGAACAGAACATGTAAAATCAACAGTAGCAGTAGATGAACCTGCCCATTTTCTTACTTGGGAAGTTGGTGTATAACCAGTTAAATTAAATGCGGAATCATCGTCACTCGACTCTAAAGTAAGTGTCTGAGAAAATGTACTTCCCGTGTTAATTATTAAATTACTAACATATACTGCAGCCATGTAGTCTCACAGAATCCCTACTTCTTATTTATGTTTGTTTTAAACAGTACTTTTTTTTAATAATGTTTTGAGAAGATCTTTCAACTCATCAATATCTTCTCTCATCCTATCCATTTCATTTTTTTGATTCTCAAATGAGGAAATTGATTTTAATCTCCTCTTATAATCAGATGCATTATGATTTACAATAGCACCTGTTTTTTCATCACGATATAAATTTGGATAACCATCAACTTTAATCATTTCAGTGCAATAGTTCTAAATTCTTTAATTCTAGGTGGAGTTGCCTGATTAGTACTGGACATAACAATCTTAATAGTATATCCTACAAATTCACCCACATCATTAGCTGTATATTCATATTCTAAGTATTCACCATCCTTACTTGCAGGAACAAAAGCATCAGCTTTTCCATCATTTCTAGCAGGATCTTTTACCAAATCCCCAAATCCATCACCAGTAGAATCTGTTAAATTATCATATCCTGGGAATAGTACAAATTCTTGATTAGTCCCGTTTGAATCTGGTCTCACTAGACTATAGAGAACTCTAAAATCTGCTGCTGCAGGTCTATTTGCTGCAAATATTACTTTTAATGAATCTGCAGGTTTTTCTAATCCAATTGTATTAGAAACATAAACTGCAGCATGAGGATCATCATTTAGAGAGGCAGTTCTACCATCTGTAATATAATCTTCAATTGGACTATTAACTAAATTAGATCTAAATTCAGTAAAGGAAACATTAGTGTCTAATATGGGAGAAACATTTGTACTATTAGTAGTAAATGTAATAGCAGTTGTAAATGATTTATTTCTCTCAATAGAACCCAAATATTGAGTTTCATTTACTTCAGAAGCTACCAATCTTGGTGTAGTAAATTCATTTAAAGTATTTAACTGTATAGATTCAAAACCTTGATCAATAAATGGTACTTCAGATCCATCAATACTAGTACCACTAACAGTTCTAACTGCACCACTTGCAAATGTTACAGTTGATGGTGTAAAGACATCATAAACGGGAATAATGGCATCGAATTGAATATTCTTAGTAGCTTTAACTTCCTCACCACCAGCAAATGCATTATTTGCAAAAGATAATTGAGGACTTGCAGCACTATCAGAAGATCTATTTACTCCATTAGCAGAATTGTCGATTTTAACATAATACGAATCTGCAGTAATACTTTCAGTACCTAAACCAGAAGATACATCAGAAATAGTATGTTTTCTAGTAGCCAAAGAATTAATTCTTCTTAAGGAAACACCACTTAATTCATATTTTTCTACTGTTGTAGATTTTCCTCCAGTTGTTCCATTAGGAACAGTAGTATTGTGAGTAAGAACCTGAGTATCATCAATACCTCTTGTAAGACTCTTTAATTGGCCAGGTGCTATATCAGTATATGAAATTATTTCATCATCAATCTTTACATAACCAGGATTTGCTACCCCAATATTAATTCCTTCAAATGTTCCAAATGGACTAGTAGAAGCAACACTAATAGTTGAAGTCTCTGTTGAAACTAAATCAAGAGTTAATGATGAACCAGTTGTATTACTCTTAATATTATTTAATCTTACCTTATTAGAATCAGAATTCATTCCATGATTAAATTCTGTAACTTTGAAGTGTTGTCCATCATTTGGAGCAGCAGACACTACTAAATTTTCTCTATAATTAGTACCAACTCCAACAGGATAAATTGAAGTACCATCTAAATACCTAACTACTCCATCCTTATTGAATGAACCAGTATTAGCAGTACCCTGTATTTGATCCAAATACAAAGTATCAATTCCACCACCTATATCAGTAATTGTTATTTCTGCATTAATACCCTTATCCCCTACTTGTGAGGTAACAATACCAACCACATCTCCTATCTTATAACCATTTCCAAGTTGGGCAGTAGTAATTCCAGTAATTACACCATCTGTGGCAGTAATATTTAATTTAAGATCAGTACCATCTCCAATAATATTAAAAGTTTGAACATCATTAGTAGATGTATAATTAGAACCTCCACTAGTAATTTTTGCACCTTTAACAGAATTACCTACACCAACAATAACTGCCCTTGAGAAATTATATGTAGATCCTACAATTGTCCTTCCAGCACTTAATGTTGTAATACCTGCGTTTCCAGATTTTATTGTAGTAATACCAATTCTTCCAGTTTTTGGAAGTGTTATAATTGGATTGGATTGCAATGTTTCAACATAACCATTACTAGCATTCAAAGTTGGATTGGAGAAGAATACAGTTCCATTATTAGCAGTAAATCTAGCCTTATACAATTTAAACTTCAAATCTTCATATTGATCAGCACTCCAAATAGAACCATTTTGTGATTTGAAGAGACTGCCTAATGCCCATTGCTGAGAGTATATTTGAGCTGAAGCATTTGGAAGATCTTGAGTATTTACTGCAGTCTCTCCCATTCTAGCAATCCAAACATTATACTCATTAGTTGTAGGAGCTAAGAGAACAATAGCATATTCTCTTCCTGGTGGTAAATATATGGGTTCTGAGAATGTAACTTTAGTGGCTACTGTACCATCTGTAGATGTTGTAATCTGACTTGGAGTTAATGTTACTGGTTTTCCAATAACATCTAATGTAGGAGTTCCCAATTCTACTGTTCTTATTTCAACAGTAAGTGGATTATCAGTTTGCTCTGGTTTAGTCGCAAAGTAAATATCTACAGCAGTTATAGTAACTCCATACTGATCTTCATCAAATCCAATTACATCAGGAATATTCTCAACATTTCCACCAACAGTAAATGATTGAGCTAAAGGATCTAAATGTCTCTTAGTTCTTACTTCTATATTTCTTCTAGTGGTAATGTCTCTAGTTAATTGTTGTAAAGTTCTATATGTACCTACAGATTCATATTCTGCTTGAGCATCTGATAGTCTTAGACCTGGTCCTCTCACATTTGTAAAACTGTCAGTAATTCTAAAAG